TCAGCCTGGAACTCTATCATTCCACCGCTGTTTAGAAAGAAAAAGCCGTTCTCTGTGCGTTCAACAAGTTGCGCGTATTCAAGAATGTTTGTTCCAGCGTCAATCGTGTGTGACTGCACTTCCCTAGTATTGGTGGTATCCAAAGTCCATTCTGGCCCGCCATAAGGCCACACAACTTCAGGCTGGCTCAAAACATAACCAATCCTGTTACCAGCTGTTTGTTGCGCTGGGCTAAGTGCAGAACTCAGTTGTTGTTGGGCGAGGAACGAGAAAGCATCAGCACCAGTAGCGATCGCCAAAGAATCACCACTAATGTCATAACTCAAGTTCCAGTCTTTGATAAATCCCCAAATACGACCGTAACCTTCTGAAAGGATCTGGATACCTAAGTTTGGGATGATCAACCCATAGTTAGGGTTTGCGTATTCAAGCAGGGTAGATGTAGAGGCCTCAGCCGTGCCAGTCCAAGAAAAAGTCTGATAGTTATTATCAGCATCATCGCCACTAAAATATGTGCCAATAGTAGACGCTTGCTCTACAAGGGCTTTGCGCCAAGTCATAGTAGAACCCAAAGTTCGTATCACTGAGCCAGTAGTAGCACCAGCATAAACACGCATTGACACAGCACCAGCAGGAGCGGTGTAAGTGCCTGTAAAACGCATCTCAACACCAGCAGTCATAGACTGTGCAACACCAACAGACACATCACCCAAAGATGAACCACCTGCATCATAGAATGTTGCAGCAAGACGGCGAACATCGTTAATGCTAGAAGTGGCATAGAAACTTATTGCGTAAGTTTGACCAGCAGTTACTTGGATGCGTTGTGCCGTGCTTCCACCTGTAAAACCAAACGAGTAAGCAGTTGTGCTAGCAGCTGTAGTGACAGTATCAACCGCACCATTCGCAGTCAGAGTCGTAGTTCCAGCACCACCAGTTCCACGGTTCAACAACTGCCAAGATTCCTGTGGCGACACAGCAGGCCCAGGAAAATCAGGAACAGGGTTCTTTACCAAGTTAGTGCGAGTAGTCGAATCCGTGTATTGCGGATCAAAATAACGCAAACGGTTATCAAAAGCGACACTAAAAGTTCCAGCCTCAAAACGATCTAACTCACGCGACCGACCGCGATCTATAGAAACCGACCGGACATACTGCGAAACATCGTAAGTAGTCGCACCATCAGAAGAAACAAGATTGACTTGATACTCAGGAACACCCATTAGTAAGCCTTCGCATATACACGACCAGAGCCACGCTGATACTTTTCAATAGCGTTTACAATGTCCTTGCCCAAAGATGCACCATTAGTTCCTAGCCCAGCGTTCACAGTAATATTGTAAACCGAACTATTGACAGCCTTCTCACCATAGTTTGAATCAACTGAAGGCATAATAAAGCCCAAGCCAGACAAGCCCTTGTTCATGCCACGCCTAAACGCTGTAGTAAACGAAGAAGCAAGCTTCTCAGCAGCAGAAACCAAAGGCTTATCCGCGGCCAACAAACCGTCAATAATGCCGTTGCCCAAATTCAAGCCCTCACCATACATCACCTGAGCAGCTTTCTCAGCCATCGAAGCAGCCAAGTCCTGCTGTTCCGCAAACACAGAGTTCAAATCAGTCACCGCAGACTGACCACCCTGCACAAGAGCAGAAGCGTAAGCGGCACCCTGATCCAAGCCCATGTCAAGAATCTGCTTATACAAACCCTCAGACAAGCCCATAGAACTCAAAACTTCAAGGTTCTTAGAGAAATCCCTAGTAGCTGCAACAACATTACGGAACTTGTTGATAATCTCAGTAGCCGAAGCAACACCTTTGACTGTTTCCGTCAAAGTAATACGAATCTTGCCAGACATGTAAGAAACAGTCTTAGTAATCTCCTTGCCAGAATCGTCAAGCAAATCAGACAGCGAAGCAAACTCCATGACTGCTTCTTTAGTGTCAGCAATCAGAGTCTTAGCCAACGAATAGCGTTTAGCCAACTCGTCACGCTTACGAGCAATCTCAGAAAGTTCCTTCTTCACCTTGTCTGCATAAGCAGTCAAAACAGAAGCAGCCTTCTGAGAAATCAAGTTATCTTCAACAGCCCCCGCAACAGCCTTACCAATGTCAGAGAAACGAGTAACAATCGCTTGCTCAAAATCGCCAAGTTCACGCTGGACTAGGGCATTAGGAATAAGGTTCTTGAACAACTCTTCCAAAGACTCACGGAAACGCTTACGAGTATCAGCAAGAGGATCTTTCTGCTCCTCATCAGTCATATCATCTTTTTTCCAGTTTTCAATAACACGGATGCTGATACCGATAGGGCCACGGTTAGCCAAGTTATCGGCAGCTAGATCAACTCCATAGAGTTGCCCAATCAAAGTATCTAAGTCTGCGTTCAAGGCTTTAGTGTCAGAACCCACCTGACCAAAGAACTCAGCAAACGGGGCCATGATGGCATTTACAGCACCACCAATAAAGTCAAAGAAGTCGCCAATCGCTTTCAAAAGAAAACCAATAACGATGGCAATAATTTTGAACGGAATGATCAGCATGTCCAGCAAACCACTAACAAAGTTCAACACCACACCAAATGCGTCAAATAGTGGAGTAATGACTTTCATCAAACCCAAGAAAATAGGCATAACGATTGAAATAAGCCCATACATTACTTCGCCAATAAAGTTCAAAATAGGGCCAAGAACTGCACCAGCCTCAACCAATGCTGTGACTGCTGGAGCGAGAAGGCTCAAGGTTCTGCCTAAAACTTCAAATGCCGGAGTCAAAGAAGAAGTCAAAATCGGCAAAACATCCGCAAAAGCATCAGCAATGTCACCAAAGCCTTTTAGAAGATTCTTACCAATGATCGCTTCAAAGTTTTTGAACCCAGACTCTACACGCTTCTGAGCAGCAAACAAAGTGTCCGACTGACGAGCAAAAGCACCAACAGAGTCAGCTGCTCTTTGCATCAACAAATCAAAACGAGCGATTTGTTGAGCGTTCAACTTCGCTTGACCAGTAAGTTTGCCCAATCCACGCTCGGCCACCAAAGCATTTACTTCAGCCTGTTTCATGGCAACACCGAACTTTTCGATCGGGTCATACTCACCACGGAACAAAGCCGTCATACCAGTCAATGCTTCTTGAACATCGTAACCATAGGTAATAGCCAAGTCAGAAGCCAAAGAAACAAGTTTTTCAGTTCTCCACGAAACTTCATCCATAGAGAAACCGGACTGTTTCATAACCGAACCAATAAAGACCGTCGCCTTAGCTGCCTCGCTCTGCGACATACCAATAGCTTCAGTAGACTTTACAAACTGCGTAGCCTTAGTCGTATATTCTTCAAACACCTGGTTCAAAGCGTTCATGTTACGCTCAAGGTCACGAGCCTGAGTCAGAGCATCCCCAATACCTCCGCCAAGCCCGCCAGCACCAACACCGCCAAGACCAATACCCCCAGCCATCATCTTGCCAAAGCCCTTCATGGCACTTGACAAGCCACCTAGAGCAGACTTAGCGTCATTTACACCCTTAGAACTAAACGCCGAAAGAATCGGAACAATAATTTTTCCAGCCATTAGCGGGTTTTCATCCTCTCGTTGATGAGTCTGTTAGCGCGACGAATAGAATCATTTATTCGATAACGCACATCAGGTAAATGTTTCATAGCAGTAGGCCAAATCCAGCGTGACGCATCACCCTTCAAAACACCCTGCCCTCTATTCAAAGCCTTCACCATGCCCACACCCTGACCATTTACACGGTGCTGACGCATAGTAACAAGTTGAGCCTTAGAACCATACTTACCAGTCTGTGCGCCACCACCACCATACCTGTATGGGCGAGTAATAGATTTGCTGTTGTATTTCTTCACACGACCAGCCATGTCAGCCATAACAACAGCTGCGTTATCCACTTCGACCTTGACAATCGAAATCTGACCATACTGACCAATCTTGCGGAACGACTTTTGCTTAGTCAAACGAATCACAGTATGACGAGGCTGAATGTTACCGTTCTGAGAGTTAGCACCCCAAGACAAACGACCAGGCACAACCACAGGCTTAAAACCCGAAACATTCTTAGCCCCACGCACATGCACACCAGAAGTAGGATGCGACTTAGGAATAGCCCTAGAAACAGCCGTTCGCATTGGGGAAGCAATACGCTTGAAATCCCTCTTCAAAGCAACAGCATACTTAGGGTCAATCTTCCGCAACTCAGCAATCAAGTCACGATAATCAGTCAAAGCCAAAAAGCCAACCGGACTCGGCTTCTGATCCTTAGAAAAAACAGAATGGACAACAACCGAGCGAGCAAGCGAACCCGCAATAGCAGCAAGTGGTGCAACCATAATCTATCTCCTAAACCCCAATTCTACCGAAAATAAAGAAAGCCCCCCAAAGGGAGGCTTTCTCTACATCGGGCGTTTCTGATTACGAGCCACCAAATAGCGGCCCATAGTCCACAACATCCTAGGGTCTAACTCGGCAAGTTCACGAGGACTAATCCCAGTTTCACAAGCGACCGAAGCGAGAAACCAATGAGCCGATTCCTCGCCAAGACCTACTATTTTGGGTCTTTGTCACTCACCCCAACGCTCAAGATTGTTTCCATCCAGGAATCAAAGTCAAGAGCAGAAGCTTTGGTGCGAGTTTCTGAAGCCCATGCTAGGAAGCAAAGGTGAGTGAACTTTAGGTTCTTCTCCAAGTTAGCAACCGAAAGGTCGAACTTAGACTCAAACTTTACAAGATCAGCTGCTTGGCAGACAATCTCTTTAGTTTCACCGGAATTGAACTCAATGCGTAGGTTGATTTTCACTTGTTTTCCTTAGATTAGGCTGTTGCGCGTGATACGGTGCCGCTGGTAGGCCAAGTAACCGACAGGGTGGCGATGTCGCCAACCGAAGCCGAGTATGGCTGATACTGCGAAACCAAGCATACAGCGGTGTAGGCAGGGTTAGTTGCCGATACTGCGGTGCTGGTTGGGGTGATAACAACAGTAGCGTATGAGCCACCGTTGAAAAGAGGGTGAATCGTTGCATCAACAGCAGCAGCACCGAAGTCCTGGAAGAAGTTTAGGGTTACAGAACCCGACTTCAAGCCAGCAACACGAGTGCGCCATCCGCCACCAAAAGCGGTGGTTTCAAGTTCGTCTGATGATAGGTCAAGAGTTGCCGACTGAAGAACGCTAGATAGGTTCGTTCCGTTTACGGTAATCTTGTGGTCTGTGGCTGCGTAAACTGCCAATTTGACTCCTTAGTTCGCTTGGACAACACAGGTAAACTCTGCTGCCAAATAGGTTGTTTCTCCGATGGTGGTTGAGCCGTAGTTTCTCATGTCGGTCACAATCAGGTCAAAAACTTTACCTGCTAGTGTCCTATCTGATTCTATCGCACTCTTGATACTAGACGAACCTGTTGGGGAACAGTAGTCGTCAAGTTTGTTTTGAGCCGTTCTGGAATCAGCCATACCTACCACGACCGTAATCGTGAAGTTGTATGTGTTGATTCCGTTGTTGAACGATTTGTGATACTCCACATTCTCAGGAGTAATGATTGCGTAGGGTGGATTTACCTGGCTGGGGATAACTCCCTGCGACCGCAAACCTGCAACAGTAAGCAGGTTAGTCGCTAAACCATCACGAATTTCAGTAATGGATGCCATTAGTAATACTGCCTCATAGTGCGGTAAGGATCTACGAGCATCGCTACATCAGGGTCGATGCGTGTGCCGACTCGGATAAAGCCAAGGTCAGGGCTAGATAAGACACCTAGTGGTGATTCGTTGCGTTTGAATACGCGAGCAGCTTGCAGAATAGTCGCTTGTTTCACAGCGATTGGCACAGCAGACCAACCCCAAGTGCCTGTAATCTTGACACACGCTTCTTGACTGTTTACAGGAAATAATTTGTCGTCTACCGCTCTCAAAGCAGTCGTAGGCCAGCCTGTGATACCACCAGATACACCGTTTAGTGGTTCTTTTTGATACTCAACAGAAGTCCACACATTGTCATAAACAGCGTCAAGATCATCAGCAGTAGCAACTTCAGTAATAGTGATTGCATCGTCAATGACGGTGTAGTAGTTGCTGTCTGCTACAAAGTAGCGTGTAGCAGTTCCGGCGTTGTAAAAGTATCGCCCTGTGTAGGTGTCTAATGCCCGCGAAGAGGATTCGATTGCCAACTCAATAAGAGTGTCGTCAATAGTGTCGGCAGATGGGATGCGTAAAGCAGCCTTGACCTCAGCCAAAGTTGCATAACCGTTAGTGATCGCCACAAAAACTCCTTACCGACTCTATTTTACTCGGTCTAAAATACGCTTCTTCAAATCAGTTGAAGAGATGCCTTGAGTGTAGGGAATGTAAGCCAGACCGATGCCTCGCTCATCAAGCCAATCTTGATCAAACTGCATTTGCTTGTAATAGTCACGCTTAGCCCAATCCGAGCCTACAATCACAAAGTCTGGGGCCGCTAACTCAATCGCAATCTTAGAATCCGCCCCGCCAACATTCGGCACAACCGCATCCACATACTTGCAACCCAACAACACAGCCTCACGCTCTGCATACGACATCACAGGCGAACCACCCTTATAGGCGTTGATAAACTCGTCAGTATTGAGCGAAACAGTCACAGAGCCGACTAGCGCACATTTCCTCAGAAACGCTACATGGCCTGAGTGAAACAGGTCGAATGTCCCGCCTGTATAAACTTTCAGTCCCATCGGTTATCCCTTCGCACTTGCAAACTCCAGTTGCCTTCGGAGTAATCTTCTTCCGCAATCTTCTGGTCAAGAAGTGCTTGATTTTTTCCATAAGTGCGACCATTAGCTGCCTCAAATCCTGAGTTCAAAGTAGAACTGTTGTCATGGTTCACTTTAGCGTCAATCCATTTAGGTTCAAACCCTGCGTGGCGAATCCGGCGTTCCAAGTCATTATCATCAAAATACAGCGGATAGAAACGCTCGTCATACAACCCAACCTTAGCGACTACTTGCTCGCCAAAAATCGCACAAGACCAATGCGGAATAATGTTCGGAAAACTAATCGTTTCTGGCGTGGCTTCTTGACTAATTTTTTCTAATGAGCCAGGTGCAAACCAAGCGTCATCGTTTACGCAAACCCAATACGGAGCATAAGGCGTGGACTTGATAATCAGATTCCAAGCACCTACAAGACCTAAGCCAAACGGGATAGGCAACACCCAAACTTGCCTAACATTGTCGTTCTCTGGTGGTAGGTATGTGCCTGTGCCAGAGTTGTCAATAATGACTAGATGCTCCACAGGGTAGTCAATGGACTTCACTAAGCGATCGGCAAGGTCAAACCTGTTTACCGTGGCAAAGCCAATCACCGGAATCATGCAAGCAACGCATCCAGCGCAGGAATCCAATGCTTCTCCCACACAGTTTCAACATCAAACTGTTGAGCAAAGTCAATACAGACCTGTGAACGACCTCTAGGTGCGTCATACGCTTTATTCAAAGCATCTACGATAGATGGCACAAGTGGAATAGACCACCAAGCATCCTGACCTGTATCCCAAGTAGGTTGTCCTTCGACAAGGAAGCAATCTTCAGCAACAAGGTCAGGGGTAGCTGCCCAATTAGAGCCGATGACACGAGTCCCGACTGCCTGGGCCTCAACCGTGGGAACTCCAAAGCCTTCCCCGTAAGAAGTGACAAGCATTACATCCATAGCGGTCATCAAAGCGGCGACCTGCTCTGTTTCCATACCGTAACGGTAATCAACAAGGTTAGGGAAGCGCACAGAGTCTTGAGGGATGCCCACAGCCTCACACAACTTCAATAGATTCCAGCCACCTGCGGCACCAATCGGGTCGGTGTGTAGGTAAAGTTTGGCATCAGGGTGGTCTTTCAAGAAGATGCTGAAAGCAAGCAGGTTTTCGCTAAACGCCTTACGGTGGATAAGCCCAGACGCTTTGTTCGCAGCTACCATGCCAACCACAAAATCATCATCGCTAAAACTTAGATACTGACGAGTAGGAACGCCACCAATCTCGTAAGTTGGCTTCATCACTTTCGTGTCAATAGCGTGTGGCACATACAGACAGTCAATGCCTTTCTCTTGCATTTGACGCTGACCATGCGGTGACATAGCAATCGGTGTCACATTAGGTTTACGCAACCACGCCTCAACCTTCGGTGGCATCGTGATGTGGTCAAGTGGAGTCCACGACGCAATCCGGCGCATCCTGTCCCAAGCGGCACCCTTCAACACCCACACATCGTAAAGCGTAATCATCAGGTCATTGACACCAGGGTGCTGGCTTAGGAAGTGGTGGTGGTTCATTGGCCCTACATCGTTTGAGTAAGGTTCAAAGCCACGAGCATAGTGAGGGATGACACCGTGTGGTGTTTCTAAAGTCGTGTTGCGACCCTCAACACCATAGTTGGAAATAGCTGCGGTCGCATAGCCGTCACGGACAAGACGATCAACAAGATAGCCCGCCTGAACACCATAACCAGTCGGCTGATACGGACTGTTAGACCAAACCGTTACTGCACCCTTTTTAGACATTGAAAAACCTTTCGTAGTAGGTGGTTCTAGCCTAGCAAAAGAACACCCCCCAGAGTCCTACGCAACTCTGAGGGGTGTCCAGTCTTGGGCAAGTTTTTAGCTTGCGCCACCCTTGAACCAAACAGCGTGAGCCGAGTGGGTTAGGTTACCATCGACGCGCATGGTCACACGGAAAGTGGTGACATCCTTGTCGAAAGCGTAGTCGCCCGACTGAGCGACCTGGATTCCACCTGCGGTGCGAACCTTGTATGAAGGTAGGTGACCGAAGAGAACCGACTTAGCACCAGTCGCAACGGCTGGCATAGCAGGGTTCTCAATTAGGCGGTAGCCGAGGATCTGGTCAGGCTGACCAGCGGTGGCAGGGGTGAAGATGTAGTTACCTGCACCATCCTTGATCTTGCGGATCGAAGCGATAGCCGACTTGCCAGCGAGGAAGCCCACGCCTGGAAGTAGACGAGCCTGACCGTCAAGTGCGTAAACAAGGTCTACGAGGTTCTCGTAGGTTGCAGCACCAGATACACCAGTTCCACCAGTAACAGCCGATGAAGCTGCGGTAAGGATACCAGTAGGTTCAACAGTTCCAGTTCCGTTGGTTAGACCGTTGTTTACGGCGTAACCGATAGCGTTACCGGCTTGTTCTGCGATAAGTGCCGACAGGTCGAAACCAGCGTCAGTTAGCAGTTCGTTAGCAACAGGAACTAGGAACGAATACTTGAACGCACCTAGAGTAATCGAGCTGAAGGTCGGCTCTGACTCTGAGATTGCAGTTCCAGCACCCTTGATGGTTGCGGTCGAACGAGCAGTCAGGGTTGGGATGGTCAGCGATTCACCAGTAGTGGTGTTGATGACATCCGAAACATCCAGCATTGGGCCAGCAAGGCGAGCAATCTGGAATACCTGGTTGTAGAACGACTTTGGAACGGTGTTGTCGCTTGGAACGAGGGTGCGCTTCTCCGAAGCGAACTCGTGTCCACGCTGCTCGCCCATAGCGATTGCACGAAGGATGTCGCTGTCATCAGCCGAACGGGTGTTCGATGGGATGAACGAAGCGGCAGCTTCAGCAGCGCGCTCTTCGCGGGCAGCTAGTTGGTTAGCCGACTCAATAAGCGCAGCACGCTCGTCAAGTTCAGCAGAGATGCGAGCGTATGACTCGTTCTCTTCTGCGGTTAGGTCGCGCTTCTCAGCAGCAGCACGGTCAAGAATAACCTTTGCTGCTTCCCAAGCCTTAGCGCGAGCCTCCGCCTGAAATTTTGCAAATTCAGACATGATTCTCCTAATTGGAAATGGATAAAGGACTCTGCGGTGCTGACACTCAACAGACAAGGTAGCGGTGCTAACACTCAACTACATGTAAAAGTTTACAGAACGAAAAGTATTCGTCACGGTAAAGAAGAACCCCCACAGGGAAAGGGGGTAACCTGTGGGGGTGAACTCGCGTTATGGGGGCGTTAGCGAGTTTCTTCAGCCTTGACTACACGAACCTCTTTAGTTTCCTTTTGGGCGGGTGCGTCAAGGGAAATGATGGCATCAGCAAAATCTTCAGCCAAGTCTTTGATAACTCCGACAGATGGTTCTCCAGCAACCTTCAGGATTGCTTCGATAATTTGTTCTTTGGTAGCCATTACACTCTCTTCAATAGCAGGTCAAGTTGTTTCTGCTTCAAGTCTAGGATGTTGCCGGATACTTCCTCAACCTCTGGAGTTTTCTCAAGCTTTGAAACAACATCCTTAATAATCTGAGCATGTTCAACTTCTAGTTCTTCACCAGACTCTAAACGAAGTAGAGCGTCAGCGAGAGCCTCAGCGTCAATGCCTGAAGTCTGTTCTTCTGAGCCGTCAGTAGAGCGAACCTGCACAGTTCCCGAAGTGGCCGTATAGGCAGGGTAACTGACAACGCTGATCTCGTGAATTCTCACAGACTCAAGAGTGCGGTTGCCACGCTCATCCCAAGTGTCCTTGATGACATTGAAACCAAATGACATAGCGTCAATAACTTTTGAACGGATAAGTTCCGCAACATCACGGCCACGAGTCGTGTTCGCCAAAGTAGCCTCATAAGCCAAGCCACGGTCATCTTCCCAAAGGCGTAGACTGCCACCACGCAACGAAGCCATAGGCTCACCGCTGTCGTGATTCCACAGCAACTTGATTTCGTTACGGGACTTTAGCGAACGCTGGAAAGCACCAGGGGCGATACGCTCAATGAACGGTAGCGGTTCGCTATCGCTGTTGAACACAGCAGCATAGCCACTAATGGTCATACCATCGCTCTCGTCACGAATCTCAAACTCTGACGGCAAAGTGCGAACCTCATACTTGCCAACAGAGCGAGCCTCTGGTGTTAGACCCTCAATGCGAGCCTTGATCGCCCAAGAAGCAGAAAGCCACTTGTTGCGCTGTTCATTAGTTTCAGTCATAGTTTCTCTTTCACCACTTGCTTCTAGCCTAGCAACAACTGAGTCAGCGTATGCTTTGGCACGAAGAGCCTGACGCTTTGTTGGCCCTGACCCCCAAAGTAAATGAGCGACCAATCCGGCACCAGGATAGGCAGGGTCGGTAGCGTTCTTGTTTTTAGGGGCATCAAGGTCTGGTAGATGACGGGCAATCCATGCCGACAGGCGCACCCATTTATCGTCTGATACACGACCTGCTGCCATCTCACGGGCTTCGCGGATAGTGGCAGGGACTAGACCTGCACCACCTTTGCCTTCTTCGTAATACTTCAAACCACGGCGAGCTGCAGCTCTCATGTAAGCAGGTGGTGCAACATTCAAAGCTCGCTCTTCGCTACGCTCTCCACCTGGCTCCATGTCCTCAGCAAGTGACACAGCAACCATCTGATCTACAGCGGCCTGTTTAGTAGTGTGACAGCCAATAACTTCGCCATCGTCTTTGATAGTCGCCCACCCAGAGCAACCCTCAGCAGTATCGGTAATAAAGTATGGCATTAGACCTGCTTCATCCAACTAAGCGAATGACCCTCTTTGGTGGAAATGACATGCAAAGTTTCGCCAGGGTTCATGTTCAAAACAAGTTTTTCAAGTTTGTAAAGACGCAAACCTGTAGAAGATGACACATCACCGTTGCCAATGTAAAGAGTGTCCGTGTTGTCATCATTAGAAATGTGAATCTGCCAGTTGCTATTGCTTGTGCCATCTAGTTGCACAGCGACAGTTCCCGCAGTTGTTTGACCAGTAGTAAGCATTACTGAGCCTCACCTTCTTGGATTGTTTCATCGTCAGGGCTGTCCATTTCGCCCTCTTGCATTTCAACCTCTGGGGTTTCTGCATACTCAATCGGTGGCAACTTTAGAGCCTCAAGAACTGATGAGGGGTCAAAACCATCCTTGATAAGTTTGTCTGCCATGTCCACGCGCATTTGCGTTTCTTGCAAACCTGCTGCTGGCAAGGCCACATTCGCTAGAGGAACACGAGGAGTGTCGCCACCCTCAATCGGTGGCAGATCCTCAAGTTTGCGAACCTCGTTGATGGTCTGTGCGCCCTGCTGAAGCATGATGCTGTAGGCGGTAGCACGGGACTGCAAGTCACCACGCAATAGAGCGTTGAAGTTAAACTTGATGAACGCTGTCGTAGGGAGCAACTGTGAATACGACCATTCAATCTTTTCCAAGATAGGGCGAAGCGAGTGGCTAATCCATTGCAAGTTGTTTTGTTCCACAGAGGCATAAGTGTTAGTGCCTGGAATACCCATCATGTGTAGTGGGATGTTGAACGCGCGAGCCATCTCTTCGACAGCGAAACGGCGTGACTCTAGGAACTGTGCCTGATCATTAGGAACGCTGGTCTGCTTGTAGGTTGCGCCACCAAACAGAACACCCGTCTTGTGGGCTTTACGCCAACCTTTGTGACGGCTATCAAAACCTTCCTGCAAAGCACGGAGTTGCTCAGGAATCAAGTTACCAGGGAACTCAATCACACCATTAGTGGTTGCACCCTGCTGGAAGAACCGAGCTGCAAAGTTCTGCAACGCGGTAGCCACACCAAGAGCATCCTTTAGTTTCTCCACACGGCTTGCACCATAAAGCGACCCAGGAATAGCCAAGTCAATAATGTGCAAAACTTCTTTGCTCGTTAGTGGTTTAGGCTCACCATCGACAATAAAAGTCTTACGGCCCAACGCTGAACGCTCAATCTTGACTTTCTTCGGGTCAAGAACAACAAGGTTCACCACATCGCCGTTACGGTCACGATACACACGAGTGTAGGAGTTACCGCTAACGAGCAAAGATGTTACGACCTGACCATAATGTGCCTGACGGCTAATATCCACATCAGGCTGATCAACCCAAGAAGGTTTAGGTCGGTAAGGTTTACGGTCACCGTCTACACGAATGAAAGCATCTACCGGAAGGGTAGAGATAGTGTCCGAGTAAAGTGAAACGGCTGAGAAGAACGCAACAATCTTGTAAGCGGTATCCGCATTGACTACAACACCTGCCTCGGTTTCCGTAGCAAAATCTTCGCCGTTAGCAAAAACTTGCTGGAACGACAAAGTGCGTGTTTCACCTAAAAGATTTCCGAGCATTACTTACTCCGTTCCAATGCCAAACCGAACAACACCAGTCCGACACCTGCAACTACAATGCCCGCTGGTGGATACGCGATGCCGACACCGAACGCAACAACGCCAATGCCTAGAACCTGAATTATTGTCGCCAACATAGTCCACCTAAATGTAAAAGCCTGGCACGACTGCCTCTTCTATTCTACTGCCCGATCTGTCATACGCGATGACCGCAGCTACAGCAGCGTCAATACGGCGATTAGAACCACGGTTCTCTTTCACGATTCGCGGCCCCAGATTGTCCATTTTGACAACAGCGTTATCAAGGTGACGGGCAATCATTGGGTTACCGTCATGCGTGATGCGTTCTTCCAACACGGCGTCATAGAAAGCTGCACAAGCCACAACCATGCGTTTCGCGGAAGTAGACGGCCATTCAACAATAGGCACACCAGCATCCTGCAACACTTCCATAGAGCGTTGCCAACGGAACGGGTCACAAGCAACCTCACGCACTTTGAACTTGCCACAAAAGTCAAGAATGGCATTTTCCGCATCCTGAATGTCTACACGCCACGAATCGTCAGACTCAGCAGGTTTCTCCCAAGCCTTTACAAGAAACAGGTGCGGTTTCTCTTCCTCGTTGCTTGGAATCCGGCAACCCACAATCACAGTCGTGTCACCATTGAACGAACCGTCAAAGCCGAGAACATACTCAGCGTCAGCGTCAATCTGTTGCACCGTTTCGCAAGCATCCCAAGTGCCAGTCGGTAGCCAAGACAGTTGTGACGACACCCATTGGTTGCAACGCTTAGTGCGGAACTCTGCCTCTGGCGTTCTACGCACAGACGACTCAAAGTCCGATAGCGCACAAATGTCACCAATACCAGGGTTAGCGATTTCCCAAGTTTCCTGCAACCTGTGGTCGGCTTCCTGTGGTGCTTCCCACCAAGCCATAAAGAATGTCGGGTCATCTATTTCGCCACGAGCAACCTTCTGCCCATACTGATACAAGGAGTAACAAATAGAGTCTTGACCTGTGTTGTCCGATTTGACACCAGCCGTAGTAATCGCAATCAGAGTAGCCATCGAGCCACGCGCACCCTGAGCAAGCGACATAACATCGAACAGTTCACGGTTCGGCTGTGCGTGCAACTCATCGAAGATAACGGCTGTCGGTGACAGACCTTCCTTAGTGAAAGCCTCAGACGAAAGCACACGATACACCGAGTTCATCTCAGGAATCTCAATAGCGTCACGGTAAAGCTTTGCCATGCTCATCAGATCCGGTGATGCTTCAACCATTCGTTTAGCTTCAGCAAACACGATACGAGCCTGATCACGGTCAGCTGCACACGAATACACCTCAGCACCCTTGATACCAGCGGCATACAAACTGTAAACGCCGAGCGTAGACGCAAGGGCTGACTTGCCCTGCTTGCGGGGCATCCCGATCAGGTTTATACGGTGACGCAACCCACCATCATCACCACGAGCAAACACATGCCTAAGCAAATCCTTCTGCCACTCACGCAACACCAACGGCGAACCCGCACGACCCGCAATCGAATCCTTAGTGATAATGCCAAAAAGTTCCGCAAACTCTAAAACAGACTCACCCTTACCAGCCAAAATCGCTGGCTCAGGAACAGGAGTCAGCCAAGCAGGTGGCCAAGCATTAGCTATTGCCATGCTTCTCCATAAACTCCGCCAACTTCGACTTAGCCTTCACCTCAGCCAAACCATAACGAGAACGATCCACAGGAGTCCAAGCAAGAAGCGACAAATTTGCAACAATAGAACGCTCAAGGTCACGCAACTGCCTACGATCACGCCAAGCATCCTTATCGCCCGAAGCAGTCCGGTCAGCAACAATGCCCCGCAACTCCTCACGCTCATCAAACATCTCAGCCGTCAGCTGCACCAACCACTTATCCGTGCGACCCAACCACAACTGACCCTTACCCCAAGCCTCATCCCAAAACGCCAACCCCGCCTCAGACAACGGTCGCAACGGCTGAGGGTTATCAACCTGCGGAATCACCACAATCTCCCCCTCCTTTGGCAAAGCCCGCTTACCAGGATTACCAATCAAACGCTTCTGCTCAAGCGGTTTCGGTGGATTAGGCATAAAACTCCCTTCACCACAAGCATAGCCCGAAAAGGTCTGAACTGCGGAAATG